CAGGGACCTGGTAGTCCAGGAGGCGGGCAGTCTAACGTACGCGCTGGTTGAAGTTGACCCGGCTACGAATCAGCCACTCCCAACGCAGCCAACGATCACGCCCGATCCGGCGGTGCCCGGCGCGTTCACCCTGACGGCCTAGCCGTGGTGACACGCCGGTTCCAGGCGAGGGTCACCTCCGGGGGTCTGGCCGCGATCGCGACGACAGACCTGGTCGTCGCTGGCCAGCCACCCGTGATCCGCAACGCTCTGCTGAGTCCCCACACGTACGGGTGGCCGGACGAGACCAACACCGGTCCGCGCGTTCCGATTGGTCAACTGCGCGTCTGGGAGGGTGGGCTCTCGACGTCCGTCAACGGTGAGGTCTTCGAGAAGCTTTTCGTCAGGGGCGGCCTGACCGCGAACGCCAGCAACGTCGTCCTGCGCGACTCGGTCATCGAGTACCGCGGGACGCTCTACCCCGTGAAGCAGTCCAGTGGGCGGTCCGGTCTACTGCTGGACCACGTGCGCGTCGACGGTGGGACTGCCGACCACCCCGGGATCTACTCGCAGGGTGGCCGGTACACGCTGCTCGGCTGCGACGTCTTCGGCTCAGTCGACGGTTTCCGGATTGAGCAGGACGACTGCGAGATCAGGGACTCGTACTTCCACGACCAGTCGCACCCGGCGGGCGCGCACGCCGACGCCGGTCAGATCCGCCGCGGCGACCGGACGCGGATCATCCACAACACCCTGCTGGCTGGACGCCGCCAGACCGGCGGCACGTGGGCGCGCAACAACGCAGTCTTGCAGTACGGCTCCGATATCACGTCGGGGGACTCGTACGACGACCTGTGGTTCATCGGCAACCTGTGTGACCACGGGAACTACTGCTTCAACGGCCCGAACCCGGAGGACATGCGCCAGCGCTTCGAGGACAACCGGTTCGGCCGCGACTGGCAGTTCTACCTGACGGTCGGAGACTTCCAGACCGGGGACGACACGTGGCTCCGCAACGTCTGGGACGACACCGGCGCGCTCATTCCAGCACCGTGAGACACCGATCTCCGTACCAGGTCAACCCGGGTACGGAGATCGGTGTCTCCGCGTCGTAGTACAGTAACACCGTGCCACTGTGGTTGGTGATCATTCTTCTGGTCGGGGGAACGCACCGCGTCACCCGCCTCCTCGCGCGCGACCAGCTACCCCTGACCGCGTGGCCCCGCGAGCACCTGGTCCGGTACTGGTTCCCGGCGTTCGCCGAGGAGGAGACGCGCAACCGCTACCGGCAGCGCCACGACCGTGAGGCCACCCCTCACTGGGGCTTCCTGGGTCACTCGCTGGCGTACCTGGTCACGTGCGACTGGTGCGTCTCGATGTACGTCGCGGCTGGCCTGACGTACCTGACGTGGCGCTGGACGGACGTGATGTTCTGGATCCTGGCCGGCCTGACGTCTTCGACCGTCACCGGTCTCGTCTCGCAGAGGGAGCCGGACTGATGGCGGACTTCGACCTCGGAGAGTTTCCCCACTGCGACTCATCGGTCCTGCACGCACCGGGTGAGTGCGAGCACTGCGATCTACATCCCGGCTGGCAGGCCCTGCGCGGCGCGTGGGGCATCGCCTTCACCGGTCACGAGCCGGTCGAGCACCATCCCGGCTGGCGTGAGGTTCCGTGCCCGTCCGACCAGCGGCGTGGCACCGGCGAGGCGCACACCTGGGGTGGCAACCGGCCGACGAACGTCGAGGTTCCCCAGGAGGAGACCTTCGAGAGCCGAGTGATGTACGGAGGCTGGGCGTGAGCGGTCACCGGATCGAGAAGTGCAAGCACGGCACACTGGTGCTGCAGTGTCGCTGCATGGGACCGAAGCCTGTGTACATCGTGGTGTGTCCCAAGTGGTGCCCGACACCGGACGCGTCACCGGCCGTGACGGAGACCCCCGATGCCTGACCCCCACGACCTCGAGAACCGGTTCACCTACCACGCACCCGTGAAGGGTCAGCCGCAGGTCTACGAGGAGATCCGCCAGGCTGGTCTCAAGCTAGCCCTCCTGATGGACCGGTACGCTCCGGAGTCCCGCGAGCTCAGCCTCGCGATCACCCGGATCGAGGAGGCCGTCATGTGGTGCAACGCGGCCATCGCCCGGAACCCGGCCGGGTACTCCCGCATTGGCGTAGCCGGCAGCTAGGAGCCCACCATGCCCGACAGCCGCCGCGCACTGGCCGCGACTAGGTCACACGGTACGGTGTCTCACCGGATGAACGGACACAGTGTGCCGTTCGAGGTCTCGGCGATCACCGCCGCGGCCCAGGTGCTATCCGGCACCGCGGCGGCCGCGCGGCCGGTCTACTACGACACGTGGCAGCAGGAGGCCTGGGGGTACTACGAGAACCTAGGTGAGTTCAACTACGGCGTCGAGTGGTTCGGTGAGGCGCTATCCCGGATTCGACTCAACGTTGCCAAGGTCAGTCCGGGTGGTGACGAGCCCGAACCGGTGACCAGCGGGCCGGCGGCCGACCTCATCGAGAGTCTTGCCGGCGGCACCGACGGCCAGTCGCAGCTGCTGCGGTCGTTCGGCGTCCAGCTCTCCGTTCCGGGCGACTGCTACCTGGTCGGACGTGAAGTCACCGACGAGGACCTCTACCTCGGCACGACGCTGGACGCGATGCCGGACGACAACAACCGCGTCTGGACCGTCCAGCCGACGCAGACGCTGCAGCCCGGCTCGCGCGGCGTGGTCCGGGACGCGATGTCCCGGATCTTCGGTGGGCGCGGCCCGGACGCAGGACGCAACGAGCGCGGCTGGCGGATGCAGGTCGACGAGGCACTGTGGATCGACCTGCCGCACGAGTCACTGGTCACCCGGGTCTGGGACCGCAACGAGCGACTGCCGTGGCGGGCGTCCTCGCCGGCGCGCGCCGCGCTGCCGATCATGCGCGAGATCGACATGTACAACCGTCACATCATGGCGACGCTGATCTCGCGCGTCGCCCTGAACGGCCTCCTCCTGATCCCGGAGGAAGTGACGCTGCCGGCCAATCCGAACTACGAGGACGCGGCCGACCCGTTCGTGGCCGAGCTGATCGACATCATGAAGAACGCGATCCAGAACCCGGGCACCGCGGCAGCCGCCGCGCCGCTGCCGCTGCGCGTTCCGGCAGAGATGATCGAGAAGTTCCGGCACTTCACGTTCGCCACCCCGATGGACGAGAAGATCTGGCAGGCCCGCGACGGCGCGATCCGGCGGCTGGCCACGACGCTCAACCTCCCGCAGGAGGTCCTGACGGGCATGGGCGACGTGAACCACTGGTCCGCGTGGCAGCTGACCGAGGACGCGATTAAGATCCACATCGCGCCGAAGGTCGAGATCGTAACCCGCTGCCTGACGCTCGGCTTCCTGTGGCCGATGCTCAGGGGATCGAACCAGCAGCTCAAGACGAAGAAGGGCGAGCGGCTGATCGTCTGGTACGACACCTCGGAGCTGACCCAGCGCCCGGACAAGTCCGACGTCGCCGTTCAGCTGCGCGGCCTGCACGCGATCACCGACACCGCGCTGCGCCGCGAGACCGGCTTTGACGAGGCCGACACACCGAGCGATGACGAGCTCGAGCGGCAGATCCTCACGGACCTGGCGGTGCAGCCGCCGACCGCGGCCCAGGCGCTCAAGGAGCTCTTCGGGACCGAAATGGCACCACCACCGGGCCCACCGACTCCGGTGGCCGGCGAGACCCCCGCGCCGAACAGCGGCCCGGGAGGCGCGGGGAACGCGCCGAAGGGCGAGACCTCGCCGGCCACCGGTGCACCACCCCGGACCCGGGGCAAGTCGCCGCCGGCGCCGAACGGCCAGACGTCGGCCGCGCTGCGCCAGGCGATCACACTGTCGCGGATCCGGCTGGAGCAGCAGCGTGCTGGGCCGGTCGCCGCCGCGGCGGAAGTCCTCGAGCCGGCTGCGGCCGGCGCTCCCGGGAGGTAGCCCGTGGCACGGGTACTGGGGATCTCGGAGGAGGAGTCGGAGCGCCGCGCGCAGGAGCTGGCCGCCATCATCCGGCAGGCGTGGCGCGCCGTCGCCCGCGCGGTGGCCGCCGCGCTCGGTCGCACCGCGACGCGGTCCGCGGACCAGGTCGTGTCCGCCGGCCTGCGGAGCTGGAGCGCCGGCGTCGGAGGACCGGTGCTGTCCTACGTCGGCCAGACGTTCCTCGACGGCGCGGGTCGGATCCGCGACGGCCTGGAGGGTGACGACCTGGGTGTGCTGCAACCCGGCGCGGACACGGTCGAGCTGTACCTCCGCCAGGCCGGCAACCGGTTCCGAGACGTCGGTGACGACGTCTGGGACGCCGTCCGCGAGCAGCTCGTGGCGGGTCACCGCGCCGGCGAGTCCTTCGCGGTCATCGGTGAGCGCGTCCGGCAGGCGACCGGCCTGAGCGCCGAGACCTCCCTGAACGTGGCGCGAACGGAGGTTCACGCCGCGCTGGAGGCCGGGCAGTGGGCGCAGGCCGCGCTGGTCGATCCGCACGGTAAGAAGGAGTGGTTGGCGACGCACGACCCGCGGACGCGTCCGACGCACGTGGCCGCCGACGGCCAGACGGTCGAGATCGGCGACCGGTTCCGCGTCGGTGCGAGCTACCTCCGGTTCCCGGGTGACCCGCAGGGTGCCCTCGGGGAGACGATCAACTGCCGCTGCTCCGTAGCGTACGTCATCGACCCGGTTGACCTCACCCGTGAGGAAGAGGCGGCACTAGTCGCCGCCGGCTTCCGGCGTGGCCAGGCGCGCGACGAGGACGGCCGGTGGACGGACGAAACTCCCGACTTCGACGCGGTGGCCACCGGCGACCTGCGCGTCACGGGTGCGCTGCACCTGCGTTTCCCGATCACCGAGCGGACGGACGCGGACCGGCGCCAGAACGAGGCAACCCACCGCTATGCCACTAGTGCGTACAGCCGGATCAACGACAGCCTGCGACGGGCGAGTGGTCGAGTTCAGAAGACTGGTGACGAGCGGAGGACGATCGAGGCGCTGGATGACGCGATGGCACGCTCGCCGCTGGGTGAGGACGTCATCGTGTACCGGGGTGTCCGGGACCTGGGCGCGACACTCGGGCGTGACGTGGCAGGTGACGTGACGGGCGTGGTGTGGCGCGATCACGGGTTCTCGTCTACCGGCACCGAGCCGGGACTCGCCTCCGGGTTTCACGGTGAGACTGGCGTGATGATGCGGCTGCTGGTGCCGCGCGGTGTCGGCGCGATCGGCGGCTACGACAGCGGGCACGGCGGCTCGGAGGTGACGCTGGAGCGCGGTCTCGCACACCGTGTGGTGCGTGACTACGTCCGTGACGGCCGCCGCTGGCTGGACGTGGAGGTGGCGCGCCCGTGACCAACTCGCGCTTCATCGTCACCTGGCCGGTCGACGTCATCGAGCTTCCGGACGACAGTGAACTGACCGCGGCCTTCTGGGACAAGTTCCTGCACCCGCGCGACCTCATCGGCAGGTTCCGGCGCAGGTTGGCCGGTGAGGGTGGCGGCGGCGCGGACTTCAGGGTCCTGCCGCCGAGGAGGCGCGGCCGGTCCGGTGACGGATACGCTGCACCCGGCCTGTGGGGCAGGTACGGCGCGGCCGGACTCATGATTCGGAACGTCTCACCGGACGGCACGGAGCGGTTCCTCCTCGTCCAACGCGGGCCGGAGGTCTCGTCCAACCGGGGTAAGTGGCAGCTGCCGGGTGGCGCGCTGGATGAGCACGAGACGCCGGAGCAGGGCGCGGCGCGTGAGATCGTCGAGGAGGTTGGCGCCAGTCCGGGATACCTGGCCAGGCTGCAGCACGTCGGGACGCACGCCGTCGAGGCCGACATCCCGGACAGCGACCGGAAGTGGCGCTACTCCAACATCGCCGTGGACGCGCCGGAGATGTTTGCACCGGAGGTCGACGGAACCGAGACCGGTGACGCCCGCTGGGTGACGCGGAACCAGCTGCTCGCCATGGCCGAGCTGCACCAGCTGCACCGGGCGCTGGCGCGCAACCTGTCGCGGATCCTGCGGAAGTACCCGGAGGTCAATCCCGTCACCGGCGAGCGGATCCGCGACCCGAGCGGTCGCCGCGCGCCGCTGACCGCGGCTATGTCCTCCGCCGGTAAGTGGCGACCCGAGCAGCACCCGCGCGGTGCCGACGGAAAGTTCATCGCCGCCGGTCCGATCAAGGTCTTCCTGTCCAAGAAGAGTCCGACGATCGACGACTTCATCGACGCCGCACTCGCGCTAGACGCCGACAAGTGGAAGAAACTCACGTCCGACCAGAAGCAGCGGTTCATCCAGGTCTCGGCGCCACTCAAGACCGCAACCCTGAAGCCGTTCGCGGACAAGATCAAGACCCTGGCCGACGCGCACCCGCCAACTGCGCCCACATCCGCGCCCACCGCGATGCCAAAGAGCACACAACTCGTGAAGATTGGTGGACAGAAGGGCTCCAACTTGGGTGGGATTTTCGAGGATCCCGCGACCGGTGACAAGTTCTACGTCAAGAAGGCTAAGTCCCAGCAGCACGCCGCCAACGAGGTTGCCGCCGCGGCCCTTTACGCTCTGGCCGGCGTCGAGACTCCCACCGTTGAGAAGACGTCCGGCGCTCCCGACATCGGCGGTGGCCTGCAGACGCGAACGAGACTCGTGCCGGGTGTGACCTCTGACCTCCCCATAAAGCTGCAGGACCCGGAGTACCGAAAGAAGATTCACGAGGGTTTCGTCGTCGACGCGTGGCTCGCCAACTGGGACGTTGCGGGGTTGACCTACGACAACGTTGTGACGGATGAGAACGGCAATCCGGTTCGGATCGACGTCGGCGGAGCGCTGCTCTACCGAGCGATGGGTGGGCCGAAGGGTCCGGCGTTTGGTGATGTGGTTGGTGAGCTCGAGACTCTCCGCGACTCGAAGATGAATCCGCAGTCTGCGAAGGTCTTCGCGGACATGACGGACGAAGAGTTGCGCGAGTCGGCGAAGCGCGTCCAGGCTGTCACCCCGGCGCAGATCGACCAGGTCGTGGCGAGCTCCGGCCTGCCACCGAGCGTCGCCGAAACGCTCAAGAAGCGTCGGCAGTACATCATCGACAAGTACCTCTCGGGTGAGTCGACCCAGGCACCCCCGGCGACGGCGACACCTGGGAAGACCGGCGTTCCGGCACTCGACGCAATCGACTCATATGAGTTGTGGGATGCGGTCACGAAGATGACCCCCGATGAGTGGATGGCACTCACCCCGCAGCAGCAGTCTGACCTCGTCCTCGCGGTCGTAGACTCGGAGTCCGAGTCGGACTGGGAGTGGGGTGCTGCCATGCACGCGATCGCCCAGCTCCAGTCGTGGGCTTACCACAAGACAAAGGCAGAACCGGTATCGCCATTTAAGACGCCGCTGCCGAAGAAGGCGACTGAGCAGAAGAAGTACCCCAAGAGCGCCGAGCTCCTCGACTACGTCGAGCAGCTCGACCAGGCCGCGTGGGACGCACTGTCCGATCACGAGAAGTCACAACTCACTAACAACGTGGAGGACATCGGAATTCACAACTCAGATCTGGCCGACCAGGCCGAGACGGCACTCGAGAAGATCGCCGACCTGGATGAGGGCATCTACCAGTCGGCGCCGCCGAGTAAGCCCATCTGGGTAACACAGGCGGGAGTCGTGGCAGGTAAGTCCGAGATCTTCGCGTACGGGGACCAGCTCACCACCGACCAGTGGAGTAGCCTCACGCAGGATGAGCGTGACCAGCTGGTGATGCGTCTGGATACCATCATGTTCTTCCACGATACCCAGAGTGAGAAGGATCATGCCGCGGAGATTCTCAACAAGATCTCAGACTTCATTAGCGCCGAGGATGACGCGGCTGAGTTCGCCCAGGTAACGCACACGCCGACGCTCACGATGTCCGGTGTGATTGGGCACGAGGGTAAGAAGCCGGGTAGTCCCGCCAAGGTGACAACGAAGCTGATCTGGGGTAAGCACCCGGACGGGACGATCATCCTGGAGGTCAGCAGCCCCGGAGTGTCGCACCAGCGGGTCATCTGGGATGAGACGACCAAGAAGTTCATTCACCAGATCGAGACGACCACCGACCCTAAGTACGGCGAGCAGTGGGATGATCTGAAGAGCTACACCAAGAAGGATGCGTACGCGACGCTCCAGAACGGTGTGTGGTTCGTGCCGAACGTTGCCACCGTCGCACCGGAGACGTCACCCACGCACGCACCCTACGTCGACGGAACAGTACCGCCACTCGGCCAGGTCGCCAAGATGTACGCAAAGGACGGCTACGATGTTGTCGTCGTGAAGCTGCACAGTGGCCAGTACGTCATGACGTATGGTGGCGACGACGGCGCTAGCCTGACGTGGACGGATGACGACCCAGCGACCCTGGGTTGGCACGAAGTTCCGATCGACCCGGCGAAGCTGCTACCGGTAGACACCTCGCTGTCACCACCAATTCCGATCGTACCCGCTGCTTCCCCACCGAGTGCCACTGACTTCGAGCCGCACGAGGAACTCGACTTCGCGGAACTCTTTGAGAACATGGATGTGCACAGTCTCGCACCGGGGATGGTGATTGGCGTCAGCTCCAAGGGCTTCTGGCGCATGATCGTCAATGACACCGGTGCGATCGAACTCCAATTTCATGAGCACTGGGGCACCTGGAAGCTCGAGACTTACCTCAACCCGGAGACCGACAACGACCTCATCGACCAACTCAAGACGTACACCTTCGAGTCGTGGCTCGATCCGCAGTCGGAGGCCGGTAAGAAGGCACTCAAGGCCGTCGTCACCCAGTCGGCGGCACCAGCACTGGCGGCACCAGCACCGGCACCGAATGTCGACGTTCCGATCGACGTCAGTGAGGTTCTCTACGGACCACACAAGGCGGATGACGTCCTCGCCGTCTCGAGTGACGGTAAGTTCAAGCTGGTCTGGGGTGGGAACGTATTCAACCCCCTGGTGATCTACCAGGACAACGGCTCCTACTGGCAGGAGGTCGCACAGCTCAGTCCAGCTCTCATCAAGGAGGGTGAGGAAGACCTACATGTCACTCTGGCAGGCGTCTCCGGCAACCCGGACCTCACGTGGGTTAAGCCTGGATCACCGACTGTTGCGCCACTCCCGGCGGAGTCAGTGCCGGCCTTCTGGACCGGAGTGGGCGGTGTTCCGATCGCAAACTGGGGCTTCGAGGACATCGTCACCGACTGGGACTTCGCGTTCGCGCCAGCAAGCTCGTGGGTCGTGGCTCGTTCGACCAGCGGCAACTACCGCGTGCTTCACTCAGATGACAGCGGCGCTCTTATTAAGGTTCAGAAGTGGAACCCGGCGACCGACACCTGGAACACGGTGTTCCACCTCAACAAGGCAACGGCCGCCGCAAAACTTGGGTCGATGCCCGAGACCTGGATTGTGCCGCACAGCGGTCTCACCCTCGCCACTCCCGGGACGACTAACGCCGGCCTGCCACTAGCACCTCCCGGGCCGCAGACGTTGCTCACGCCACCGCCACCCGTGTCGGGTGCCTGGCCGAAGCCACCACCCTATCACGTTAAGATCTTCAAGGAGATCCTGAAGACGCAGCCCGGCGGTGCCGTTGGCTACTGGTCGAAGCCCGAGAAGCTGTGGCAGGCCGTCGTTGAGATGCAGAGCGTGCATAAGAACCCGGATGGCACGCCGGTCTACACGTACGCCGCGATCGTCGAGGCGCTGGACGCGGCCACAAAGACCAAGGACGTCGACCCGTACTCGACGAAGATTAAGAAGTGGCTGAAGACGCCCGCCGGTGCCAAGTTTGCCAAGACGTTCGGCGAGGCCGTGCTGTTCGCGCCGGCGGTGCCTCCGGTGACGAAGCCGGTGCCCGCACCGCCTCCGCCACCGGTGATGAAGGTTCCGACCGCGAAGGAGCTGTTCCAGAAGGTCTGGAAGCAGTCCGCGCCCGGGTCGCCGGACGAGGTGCTGCTCACCGGAACGGACCAGGTCGGCAACCAGACGCGCATCATCGCCACGGTTTCAACGTCCGGTGCGCCCGTGGCACTACTGCAGCGCTTCAACCCGAAGACCAAGAAGTGGGCACGGGTTAAGCAGTACAAGACGGAGCACGAGCTGGACGTTCTGCTCACCAAGACCAGCGGCTTCACCTGGGACGCGAAGCCCGTCGAGTCGTCGTCGAACATCAGCGCCGTCACCGATACCTCGCACGTCGACCAGGTCACGAAGCAGAAGCTCTACGATCTCTTCAAGAAGCAGCCGGCCACGTACCTGTCCTCGCCCCCGCAGGACATCTATGCGGCGGCGAGCACGATCGCCTCCGACCACGGACTCAGCCTCGGCCAGATGATCTCGATCATCGACGAGATGGGTGCGCTGAAGGTCAAGAAGCCGGACGAGCAGCTCTTCTTTAAGAAGATGTCCGAGTGGCTGGCGACGCCCAAGGGCTACGCGGTCGCCCACGGCATCCAGCTGCCGAAGCCGCCGACACCCCCGCTAGTCGCCGGGGCCGGCGGGAAGATTCCAACCCTGGCCGAGTCGAACAAGTACACGTACTCGACGATCTCAACCACGCAGGCGGGGACGCTGTGGTCGGAGTCGACCACCGCGCACGGCTCGAGTTGGACGTCCAGCCAGCAGGCGGCACTCAAGTCATACACGGGCGGCGTCTACTACACACTCAACGCCTACCTGTACGGCAAGCTCGACACCATCTCGACCAGCCAGCAGAACACCACACAGCAGATCCAACTCGGCATGAGGCCCAGCACGAAGCCCATGCTCCTGCACCGCGGCGTCGGCCTCGGCGGCATCGGCGGCGCCAAGAGCTACCAGGAGCTTCTCAAGCTGGTCGGTTCAACGTGGAAGAGCGAGGGCTTCGCGTCGACCAGTGTCGGTGGGCACGCCGCGTTCAGCGGCAACCCCATCATCATCGAGATCGAGGCACCGCCGGGGACACCCATGGCCTGGGTCAAGCCGATCTCACATCACTCGAGTGAGAATGAGATGGTCCTGGCGGCCGGGCTTCACTTCCACATTCTGCAGGTCACGCAGCAGGGTGGAAAGTCGATCGTGCGTGTGAGGGTGGTGCCTGAGCCGTGACGGAGCTGAGCGTGGGTAGTCCGCTGTCCAATGACATCACCTTCCACCTGGAGACGATGGTCGAGGGTCCGCGAGGCATGAACCCGGACGAGATCGCCGCGTTCATGGCGACCGGCCGTCTTCCGGACGTGGACGCCTACGGCACGGACACGGCGGTCGAGGACTCGCCGAACGACGAACCGGGCGACGCCGGTGGTATGACCGACGCGGAGGTCGACGCGTTCCTGGGCGGTCTCGGTGCACCGTTGGTTGCCGCAGATGACCACTGGAAGAGGCAACCCCGAGACCCGAGTGGGGAAGACGCTGGGCAGTGGATCGACTCGCCGCAGGTGAGTGACCTGGGTACCAGGCAGACGTGGGAGATCGATGACGGAGCCCGAGTACGTCTCAGTGACGCCTGGCACCCGATCAACGCAAAGCTCGAGGAGAAGTACGGAGAGTACGGCGTCTCGCGCGACGCGACTCCGGAGGAACTCACCGACGCGGTGCGGCAGACACGCGCCAACGCGGGACTGACGGACGTGTCGACGAAGGACATCGCTGCACTGATCCAGCAGAACTTCAACCGCGGAGGACTTCACCAGCTCGAGACGCGTGTGTCGCGCTTCCTCGACAGTAAGACGGATGTCGACCGGGACGGCGTGGTCCGCGACGAGCCGCAGGATGTTCCGGACTCCGAGGTGCCGACCGCAACCCCGCCGCCCGCTGACGATGACCCGCAGTTCACGAGCCCACCGCCACTCGAGTTCCCAACCTTCAGCTACGAGGAGGGTGTGCCACCCGAGATCTTCGGCGGTGATAAGACACCGGTCCAGCAGCGCGCGATCAACCACTACACCGGCTCGAGCTACGAAGAGTACACGATGTACCTCCGGGGACAGCGGTCCGACATCCGCCCCGGCGTTGCGCGAAGCATCGAGCACATCCGCGACGCGATGGCACCAACTCCGCGGGACGCGACGCTGTTCCGGTACGTGGATCCCGACGCGTTCGGCCCGGATGTGACGATCGACAACATCGTTGAGCGGCTAGTGCCGGGCACGGAGATGACCGACCCGAGCTTCGTTTCCACCGGCATCGATGAGGACATGCTCTACCTCTACTCGCGGTCCGTTCTCATGCAGATCGAGGCGCCGGCGGGCACACCCATGGTCTACGTCGGCCACCTGACCGCCAATGAGGATGATGACGGTGAGATGATTCTCAAGGACGGCCTGCGCTACCGCGTCGTCGGTGTCTGGCGCGACTCGAGGTACCAGGTGACGGTGAGAGTGCGGGTGGTACCGTGAGTGTGTCACTGGCCGTTAACCCGCGGTTCACGATCATTGAATCGGTGACCGCCGCCGATGATCACTGGAAGCGGCAACCGAGAGATCCGCTCGGTGCAGACGCCGGACAGTGGATCGACGAGCATTCGATCTCTGAGATCACCGCTAAGCGGCGTAGAGCGCTAGTCGAGTTTTTCAGGCGGCACAAGAACACAGACCCGAGTGATCCGGCCGAGAAGATCCGCTCGGACATCGCCGACTACCAGAAGCTCATGCGCGAGTTCGACCACTACTCGGACGTCCAGGTCGCACGCATTCTCGACAGTGAGCTCGCTCCTAATGACGAGAGTCGACCGTACGAGACGAAGTTGCGCGAGGCTGCGCCAGCGCTAGACACACCCGAGTCCGCTACGACACCGCCCACTCCGGCGGCAAGTGCCGATGACTTTCCGCCTATGACGCCGAGTGAGGCCGCGCGGTTGCTGGCGCCGGCTCGGTGGAAGTTCGACGACTACCACTTGGTCCAGGCGTACACCGACGGTGAATACATCGACATCAACGATGCTCTCCGGAACATGAGCACCGGTAAGCCACACAGTCCCGCGGCCCGCGCGCACTTCCTCGAGCGTGGTCGGAAGCTCGCCGAGCTGATGCGGCCGAGCCCGCGCGCGGTGACGCTGCTGCGCGGAACGCGCGCGCCGGAGTTCGGTGTTCAGAGCAATGATGACCTGCCATCTCTGGTGGGTCGCCGAGGAACGGTTCCGGGATTCTCGTCGACATCGGTGTCCCGGGGATTCGGAGAGTACTCCGACGGAGTGCTGCTGCATATTCAGGCGCCGGCGGGAACGCCGATGCTCTACCTCGAGGGTGCGTCGGCTAACCCGCACGAGCACGAGATGCTGCTACCCCCCGGAATCCACTATGAGGTCATCGATGTTCGCAGGCCGGAAGCCGGCAGCAGGCGGTGGCACGTGACGCTGAGGGTGGTGCCTAAGTGAAGATGCTCGACGATCCGACTACATTCCTCATCGTCTGGGATGACGACCTGTCGGCACCCTCCGGCGCGTCGCTGACCGCGGCCGACGATCACTGGAAGCGGCAGCCACGCGACCCGGGTGGTGAGGACGGTGGTCGGTGGATCGACTCACCTGTTGGCACGGTGAAGAAGGCGATCCGCACCACTGTCGCGATCTTCAACAAGGACATAAAGCACGATGACGTCATCGCCGAGTCGCACGACGGAAACCGGCGCGTTCGCTGGGACGCGAGCAGTAAGAAGTTCACGTTCGAGGAACGCTCCAGTGACGGCTGGAGGAAGACCGCCGAGCTGAATAAGTCCGCGACGTACAAGCGGATGCAGAAGGAGACCCAGGACTGGTTCGAGCCGGGTTCGGGCACCCCGGAGCCTCCGAAGACACCCAGCCAGAACACGTCGGAGGCTCCGGCCGTACCAACGCCGAAGGCAGAACCGCAGCCGATAGACGTCTCACCGGCGCCAGCACCGGTAAGTGTTAAGAGTGCAGCTCGTCTCGCTGAGATCCGCGCCAAGATTAAGAACACGGACGCGCGGGCGAGGGTCTTCGCCGAGATTGAGGCCAAGGTGACGCAGAAGGAGGGCTCCGGCGGATTCCTAACAGCTGAAGACATCGACAAGAGTGAGAACGCTCGCCTCGCTCTGGCGAAGATGGTCGAGGAGCTGCGCCCGCTGGCCGAGGAGGAACTCGAGCTTCTCATGGCCCGGGACGGGGAGATCTGGGGGTCGACTCCCGGAGCACCAGAGTGGCCGAAGTCGGGGCCGACGGCGGTGATGCAGTCCGGTGTAGACACGATAAAGATGAAAAAGATTCGGGACTCGTACGTCGTAAATGACAAGAAGACGATCGAGCACAACGCGTCGCTGCGCTCGGGTGCGCCGTCTCCGGCGGCCAAGTCGTGGCGGACTCGCGTCATGTCACTCATCAGGTCGTCACGGATCATGCAAGACGCCACAGTGTGGCGCGGCGCGGCACTGCCGCCGAGCGTCGTCGCGAGTCTGCGACCCGGCAAGATCCTCACCGACGCCGGGATCATGTCCACGGACGAGAATGAGGGCGGCGGGCGCTTCTACATGAAGACCCGGCTGGACCGAATGCCGGGTCGGCTGCCGGTCCTGTTCGACGTCCGTGTGCCCGCGGGGACGACCGGCGTCGACGTTGGGTACGGTGAGTTCGTCTTCGGCGCGGGCACGCAGATGCGGATCGTCTCGGTGAGGCGTGATCCCGACGGGGTCATCCGCGTCACGGCCGAGATGCTTCCCGGAGAGAGTGGTAAGAAGTGATGGACACCGAGCGAGACACCAGCATCGTAGCCGTCGAGCGGCGCACTTGGGCCGACGATGACCTGGTCATCTCGGACACCGAGCGGCAGCTGACGGAGGACGGTGAGCTCACGGCCGGCGCGTCGGACACCGGTGCGATGATCGCGCTGAGGCCGTCGGCCGCGGACGCCGAGCGCCTGGCCGTCGACGGCGGCGAGGAGGTCGAGGAGCTTCACCTGACACTCGGGTTCCTCGGCGAGGCCGCGATGATTCCGGTCGAGGTGCGTGACGCGCTGGTTGGCTGCGTTGCGGAGTGCGTCGAGGACTGGCCGACGATCATTGGGAACGCGTTCAACGTCTCACTAATGAACCCGACCGGTGAGAACCCGTGCGTCGTGCTCGGCGTCGGTGGCGGGCAGCTCGAGCGCGCGCACTCGAGGATCATGACCGACGTGATGCGCACGCTCTCTGACGCCGGCGTGCCGCTGGAGCCGCAGCACCAGCCGTGGCTGCCACACGTCACCCTGGTTTACACGGATGAGGCTGACCTCGAGGCGTTCACCGACCGAATGGGCCCGATCACTTTCGACCGCGTCTGCCTAGCGTTCGGCGGCGAGGTGATGGAGATCCCGCTGGGTGGGGACGACGGTGACGAGTACGAGGAGGACGCCGAGGGCTACGAGGACGACGGCGCAGACTCGTACGCGGCTGCCGAATCCAGCGACGAAGTAACGGTGGCGTCGGCACTGTGTCTCGACTGCGCCGGTGACCTCGAAGTCGGCGACCGCGTCCAGCTAACGCACCTGGGTGAGACGGCGTTCGCGACGGTGTTCCTGGCTGAGGACGGTTTCTACGAGCTGCTGCTCGACGACGCGGCGGACCTGAACGACCGCGTGTGGTATCCGGGCGACGCCCTGGTGCCGATCGGACTCACCCTCGACATCGAGCTGGGCGACGGCTTCGTGACGTTCGCGCGCTCCCAGACGGTGACGCGGTCGGACCGGAACCTCAAGATCTACTGGACCCGCGGCGAGGGTGCCGTGAAGATCCGGTGGAACACGGACGGAGACTTCACGCGCTGCGTCCGGCACCTCCGAAAGTACGTGCGCGACCCGAAGGGCCTGTGCGCCGTCTACCACCACATGGCCACCGGTAAGTGGCCCCACCCCCATCCCGGGCGCCCGACGGAGTAGTGGGCTACAGTAGCCACTACACGACAGTGTGAGGTGACACAGTGCCTTGGCACGTTGAGAAGCGGAGTGGAAAGTTCTGCGTCGTCAAGGACGCCGACGGCTCGCAGGTGGCGTGCCACGACAGCCGCTCCGACGCCGCCGCGCAGGTCCGCGCCCTCTACGCCAGTGAACCCGGCGCGGGTGTCGAGACCGTGACTGCCGAGGTGACGACCGAGACCCCCGCGGTCGCGGTCGAGCCGGTCGCACCGGGCGCGGCGTCGGCACCGTGGGAGGGCGTCCTGACCGTCGAGGGTGTCGAGTCCGGCGACGGCCGCATGTTCGCGGGCAACTCGCTGGACTGGGACAAGCCACCACTACCGCTGATGTGGCAGAAGGAGACCAGTCACGGGGGTAAGACGGACGTGTCCGTCCGCGTCGGCAACGTCGATGAGATCTGGCGAACACCGCACCCCGAGCAGCCCGACATCTACCTGATCAACGGACGCGGCACCATCGACCTCGGCAACCCGGACGGCGTCGAGGTTCACCGCCGCATGGGTGGCGGCGCCGAGCCCGCGGGAACGACGTACCTGTCCGGCAACTCCGTCGACGTGGACTCGGTTAAGAACGCGTCCGTCGAGCTGGTGTACCCCGAGCCGGTGGCGACCGAGCCCGGCGCGGAGCCGGCCGTCGAGATGGGTGCCAACGCGTTCCCGGCGCCCGAGCTCACGATCTACCACCGGGGTCGGATCCGCGGCACTACGCTCGTCGAGTACCCGGCATTCACAGAGGCGCGGCTGGCGCTGACGACGGTGGAGGAGGCACCGGCGGACGGTGGCGAGGGCGTCGAGACCTTCGCGGACAAGAGCCCCTACGGTGACGTCCGGTACGCCGATCCCGGCTACCAGGCAGACGGGACCAAGCGATACCCGATCGACACGGAGGAGCACATCCGCGCGGCGTGGTCGCACATCAGCATGCCGCGAAACGCCGCGAAGTACTCCGCCGCGGACCTGGTGAAGGTCAGGGCGCGAATTCGCGCGGCTATGCAGCGCATCGGCGCGGAGGTCGCGGCAGCCCCACCGCTAGTCGCCGCCACGCACACGATCACCCTGACCGACGTGCCGCCGCGGGAGTGGTTCACCGAGCCGATCGACGTACCGGCCACCGGCGCGCTGACCGTGACTAGCGAGGGCCGTGTGTACGGCTACCTGGCGCCGACGGGTGTCCGACACCGGTCGTTCCAGGACTCCGCGCGGTACGTGCCGCTGCGGAACGTCGACTACTCGCGCTTCCACGGTGGCGAGACGATCGTCGCGGACGGTGGACGCGTCGTCACCGGCCCGGTAACGATGAACTGCGCACACATCCCGGCGGTACCGGGCATCACGGCCGCGCAGGCGTCCGACCACTACGAGAACTCCTGCTCGGTGGTTGCCTCGGTCTGCGTCGGCGAGTCGCGGACCGGCGTCTGGGTCGCCGGCGCGCTGATGCCGGGGGTCACGCCGGAGCAGGTCACACGCATGATGAACTGTCGCCTGTCCGGCGACTGGCGCCCGCACCTCGACCGTCCCGGTTGGCGTGAGCTGACCGCCGCCCTGCTGGTGCCAGTTCCCGGGTTCCCAATGGCACGCACAGCCGCCAGCGTCCAGGTCGCCGACGGCGCACTGGTCGCGTCCAGCGTTCCGGTCCAGTACGAGACACCGGAGCCGGTCGAGGCCCCGAGCCTGCGCGACACGGCGCGTGAGATCGCGGAGGCGCTGGGTCTGGACATGGGATCGCGGGTTGCAGTGCTCCGGGCGCGCGTCGAGCCGACGGCGGCCGAGCGCGTCGAGGCGCTGCGGACGCGCGTCAAGAGGGCGCGCTACCGCTATCCCCGGGCGTACGTCAGCGAGCTGAGCGCGCGTGTGGCCATGGACGGCTTTCACCCGGGTCAGCACCGCGACAGTCACGGACGCTGGGACGGTGGTGTCGGTGGCATCATCAAGCGAGCTGCCGAGGACATCGTGTTCACCCGGGACGAGCGGTTCAGGGGACTGAAGGGCCGCCGGGCTCGCATTCGGCTGAAGGACGACACGGCCGTCGAGGGTGTGATCACCGGTCCGGCCGAGCACGGTGACGGCGTTCGCGTCAAGCTCGACAGTGGTGACGGCCACCGTGACGTCCAGTCGAGCACCGTTCGCAGCGTCACACCACTCGGAAATGTTGACGAGGCGCGCGCGGCGGGTCTGCCGCCGCTGAGCGACGAGATGAAGCGGCGTGTGGATGAACTTCAGCGCCAGCTCCGGTCACGTAGGTAGAACTAGGAAAGGATGTTCAAGTCATGGGATGCCCCTGCAGGGACAAGGCCAAGGACGCGGTAACCAGCGCGCAGCAGGAGCAGCAGACGCCTCCCGCGCCGCAGCCGGCCGACGCCGTGGTGGCGTCCGGAGGCGGGCAGCGCTAGCCACAAAACCGTGTGACCTTGCACTGTGCGAGGTCGCCCGATACTGTGGTACACGAAACGGGCCGCAAGTCATTTACGTTAAGTCCACACAGCTAGGACTGGAGTGTACGTGGACGAGAACGAGGCTGTGGCCTTTCCCGAGAACCTCGACTTCTCGGCATTCTCCGGCGACGAACTGACATCGTTCGAGACGCGGGCGACGGCCGAGTTCACAACACTTGCCGCTCGCGAGGACATCGACGAGGCCGGCATCGACCGCCTCACCGAGCTCGCGGACGGCATCGACGCCGCTCGCGCGGCACGCGAGTCCGCCGCCAAGGCCGAGGCCGAGGCCGCCACGAACCGCGACAAGGTCGCCGCGCTGACCACGCGCGTCGCGGCGCACGTCGAGGCGCCGCCGGCACCGACACCGGCACCCGCCGCGGCACCGCCCGCGCCGGCCAAACCCGCCCGGGCTGCCAAGGCCGCGGCGGCGCCCACGCCGACACCCGCGCCCGCAGAGGAAGACGAACCCGAGGAGGAGCAGGCGGCACCGGCCGCGGCACCCTCGCTGGCCCGGGCGCAGGAGCGCGCCCCGGCGGTTCCGGCCGGTCGCGCCGAGTCCCTGGCGATCACGGCCGCCAGCCCCACCACGAACGTCCAGATCGGGGCGCCGTTCCCGGACCTGGACGCGCTGGTGGCGGCGACGCAGTCGCACGCCCGGGCGCTGGCTCCGAGCCACGGCCACCCGTCGTACCTGACGGTCGCGACCGTGAACAACGAGTTCGACGCCGTCCTGGACGGGGACCGCACGTCGGTCTCCGAGCTCGAGCGCATGCTCGATCACCTGCGGCGTCCCGAGGCCGTCGAGGCGTTGGTCGCCGGCGGCGGCTGGTGCGCTCCCAGCCAGATCAGGTATGACTTCTTCAACCTGGTCTGCGAGGACGGCATGGTCGACCTGCCGACCTTCGGCGTCAAGCGCGGCGGCCTGCGGTTCCCGACGAGCCCCAGCCTGGCCGACGTCTTCACCGGAACGTTCAACGTCACGACGAACCCGTGGCTGTGGACGGAGACGGACGACGTCGCGACCGTCACGGGCTCACCCAACAAGCCGTGTGTCCGGGTTCCGTGCCCGTCGTTCAACGAGGAACGGCTCGAGTGCTACGGCATCTGCCTGACGGCCGGCAACCTGACGGACAACGCGTACCCCGAGTCGACGCGCAACCACCTCAAGCTGCTCATGTCGGCGCACTACCACGCCATGAACCAGCGGTACCTGCAGCGGATGACCTCACTCTCCACGGCGACGATCAACGTCACGGGTGCGCCGGCGGCGTACGGCACGGGCATCCTGGCGGACGCGCCGGCCGCGGTCGGACTGGCGGCGCAGGACTACCGGACGAAGTACGGGATGTGCGACAACGACGTCCTCGAGGTCGTCTTCCCGCGCTGGCTCCGGGACGCGATGCGTGTCGACCACCTGCGCCGCACCGGTTACTGGGAGGGTGCACTCACCGACGCCGAGATCGACGCCCTGTTCCGGGCGTTCGGGGTCCGCGTCCAGTGGGTTGCGGACTACCAGGTTCGCACGACGGGTCTCTTTGGCCAGTCGACCGGAATCAACAACTGGCCCGACGCAGTCACGTTCATGATCTACGCCGCCGGAACCTTCCTGCGCGGCAACGGCATGACGCTGGACCTGGGTGTCGTACGTGACTCGGTGCTCAACGCCGAGAACGACTTCACGGCGGCCTGGTCCGAGGAGTGCCACCTGATCGCCCGCGTTGGCCACGAGTCGCGCCAGTACACGATGCCGGTCTGCGTCGCCGGCCGCACGGGTGCCGCGAACATCGACTGCACGATGGTCTAAGTGGAGGCAGCCAACCACTACGAGGAGACGGGGTGAGGATCGGTGGTCAACGCACGCAACTACGCGGCGGCGCCGGTCTTCACCCCGCTTCCGTTTGGGCTCCTGGCCACGTTCGCCGATGAGCTGCGCTCGGACGTCGACGGCCACTGGCAGAACGGCATCACGTACGAGCCGCTCTGCGGCGTCTCCAGCACAACGTATGAGAAGTGCTTCTCGGTGACGGGTGCCGGCTTCGCGCTGGCACCGACACCGCCGCCCAAGGTCGCCACGGCAAGCCTGAGCACGCGCGGTGCGACGCCGTTCACGGTGTTCACCGAGGTCGACTGCTCGGCTAACGGGTTCTGGGACCGCGCCGAGACGCTGGTGGGCGCCGGTCTCAACCGGACCGAGCAGCTCCAGGTTGAGCGCGCGTTCTGGACCGGCGTGGCCGGTGGCCGCAGCGTGGTGTGGCCCCACCTGGCCGCGAACGCGATCGTCCTCGACGAGACCAACATCACGATCCAGACGGCGGCCACGACGGTCTCCGGCGGGGCCGCGGTGACGTACGACGTCGTCGAGGGCATCGGTCGGCTCGAGGCCGAGATCGGTGCCTGCTACGACGGCGTCCCGACACTGCACGTTCCGCTGGTGCTGCTGGAGGCGTTCGCGGCCAACATGATGCTCATCCGCGACGGCAACCGGTACCGAACCCCGGCCGGCTCGATCGTGGTCTTCGGAGCCGGCTACCCCGGGACTGCGCCGGACGGCAGCGCGCCGCCGGTCGGCACGACGTGGGTCTACGCGACCGGTGCGATGGTGATCTACCGGGGCAACCTGCGAGTCATCCCGCGCGACCAGTCGATCGACCGCGCAGAGAACACAGTCAAGGCGATCGCCGAACGCACATACGTCATCGGCTGGGACTGCTGCCACTTCGGGGCGCGGATCTCGACCGGCGGCGTGGTGAGTGGCGCGGCGGGTGCACCGTGATGAGCCGGACCGCGAGCTAGGAGAGAGAAAGTGGTAGCATTCTGCGCGTCCGCGATCCAGGCCCGCGTGGCCCGGCTGATCAAGCTCGACGTCTGCGGCAACCCCGTCACGGGTGCGTCCAGCGCGGTCGTGACTACGGATGGCTTCATCAGCATTCAGCCCAACCCGCAGTACCTCGACGGCGAGGAGCACCAGCAGCGCAAGGCCAACGGCGCGCTCTGCCTGTACCAGAAAGATCCGTCGGAGCTGACCCGCGTCGAGCTGGCGATCAACTGGTGCGTCATGGATCCCGACGCGCTGGTCATCATCACCGGTGAGCGGCTGCTGTCGACCTCGGTGACGGGCACGGGTGTCGCCTACGGCGAGGGTCAGCTGACCGCCCGGTACTCGCTGGAGGTCTGGCAGCCGATCGTCGGTGCCGGTGCGTGTGACGCCTCGGGCAACCAGCAGTTCCTCTACTGGGCGTTCCCCAACGTCGGGAACAGCAAGGTCAACCAGTTCTCCCTGGAGAACGCACCTCTGCAGTTCTCAACGACGTCGGAAACGATGAAGGTCGGTTCGCGCTGGGGAGACGGCCCGGGATCGGCCGGGCCGTGGGCACCGCTGCTGGCCGGCGCCGTGTTCGACGCCTCGGAGCACTTCCTCCACAACGTGACGTCGGTCGCGCCACCCGTGGCGTCCTGCGGCGCGGTGCTGCTGACGTAGTAGCGGAGGAGCCGTGGCCAACAACCTCACGCGCACCGCCGAGGATCGTGTCGGCAACTGGGTGACCGGCAACGCCGGTGCCACGGCGCCGGTGCTGCCTCTCATGGTGCGTTTGATGACGGTCAACGGCTCCGACACGGTGGCGGGAACGGAGCTCACTAACGCGGGCGGCTCGACATACACACCGCAGTCCGCCGCGTTCGCGGCGTTCGCCGGCGGCACGTCGTCCAACACGGGACTCGTCAGGTTCTCGAACCTCCCGACCGCCACCGTCACCGGCATCGAGATCTGGGACTCGGCCGGTGTGCCCATCCGGTGGTGGTACGGCCCGCTGGCCGGCGGCAACCGCTCTGTGCTCCTGGGTGACGCCATTGAGTTCGCGATCGGTGACATCGACCTCACGCTGAACTAGGAGGTCGACGTGCAACCACTGTCCGACGCCGGCCTCACGACACTCGGTGGGTTTCTGCCACTGACGTCACTTCCGATGACCGTCACCGGCAGCGGCGCCAACCTCGACGGCCCGTGGGCCGTTCTCGTGTCGGGTGCGGCTTTCGAGACGTCCATGCTGCAGTTCATGATCGCCAACTCGACCGCCACGACCAACGTCATCAGGTCGATGTACGTGGACATTGGCGTCGGACCTCCAGGCAGCGAGCGTGTGGTCGTCAACGGCCTGCTCGCGGGCTCCCTCGGTTGCCCGAGAAAGTATGACCTGCCGCTGCGCGTCCCGGCCGGATCGGTCATCTCCGCGCGCATGCGCGGTGTGCTGCCGGCGGACGCGCTGCAGGCGCAGCTCGTCATAAACGGTGGTGGCTGGAACTTCGGTGACGCCGGGCACGTTGCCACGACTTACGGCCTCGACCCCGCCAACTCGCGCGGCACGATGTTGACAGCCATCACGAGCGGCAACACCAAGTCCACACCCACGGTCCTCGACGCCGCGTGCGCCAACCCGATTCGCTGGCTGATCCCCTGCATCATGGGACCGGTTGACGACGCGACGTGGACGTCACGCACGTGTCTCATCGACATCGGCTACGGTCCGAGCGGGCAGGAGGTCTGGCCGATCTCCAACCTGGCCGGATCGTGGACCACGTCCGAGTCGTACAACGGTCACGTCCTCACCGTTCCCGTGAATGTGCCGGCGGGAACACGTCTCGTCGCGCGATACCAGGCGGACGCGGTCTCCAGTGCACCGACCGAGCGTCCCTGTGTCTCGCTGATCGGAGTGCACTAGTGACTGTCACCGTCGTCCAAACCGGCACACTTACCGCCAGTATTGGCGTGGAGAACAACCTCGGCGCGCTGGCCACGGGAGTCTACACACTGCACCTCGACTTGGCGGGTCTCATTGTTACCGGTGGCGTGGCGGACGTCGTGCGAATCCGGACGTACGCGGCGGTCGTCTCCGGCGGCGTTGACCGACTGGTGTCGCCGACGCCGACAGACGTTCCGGCCGGAACTAGCGCGACTCACTTCCAGAGCCTGGCGTTCGTCGTTCCCTACACCGGGTCGTTCTCAGTCACGCTGCAGGTGAGTGGAAGCTCGGTGCGGAGCATACCGTACGCAGTGTCCAAGATAGGGTAGGTGGCCCGTGCCCACCTACGGGATGTACCTGCCCCGCTACCTGTCGGAGGCGGTTACCGGTGGCGCGACGTTCACCGACCAGGCGGACCTGTCGGGCGCCGGAACACTCACACCGCTGGCCACCGTCTCCGCACCCGCGACCGGAGACCTGTCCGGAACCGGAACACTCGACGCCACCGCGTCCGCTGTCGCGGCCGCGGCGGCTGCCCTGTCCGGTGTTGGTACGATGGACGCACTGCCGAGTCAGGTGGTGCTGCCCGGTGCGGTGCTGGACGGAACGGGAAGCATGGTCGCCGCGGCGTACGTCGTGCACCGCATCAGTGTGATCATGGCCGGTGAGGGTGTCCTCACGGCCGCCGACACGAGAGGAGGCGGTGGTGTGACGACGGGACCCTGCGCGCCCTGGCCCGCCACGTGGTCGTGCGCCCTGTCCGCCGAGGCGATCGCCGTCACCGGCGCGGCCGTCCAGGCGGCGACTGAGGTGCTCTACGCGCTCTCCGGGCGGCGCTTCGGGCTCTGCAGCGTGACGCTGCGGCCGTGTCGGCGCGACTGCTTCCAGGACAGCTGGCTGAACTACTGGTGGGACTTTGGCAGGGTCTACCCGCTGCCGATCCTGTTCCGCGGGTCGTGGTTCAACCTGACGTGTGGCTTCTGCGGTGACAACTGCTCGTGCACCTTCCTGTCCGAGGCCGCGCTGCCCGGCCCAGTTCACGACGTCGAGTCGGTCAAGGTCGACGGCGTCACGCTGACACAGGGCACGGACTACCGGATCGACGACTTCCGCCTGCTGGTTCGGCTCGGCGGCGCGGAGTGGCCGCTGTGCAATGACCTCAACCTGGCGGACACCGAGGTCGGCACGTGGTCAGTGACCGCGAACTTCGGTGAGGAGGTGCCGGAGCTCGGCAAGATGGCCGTGGGTCAGCTGGCCGCGGAGATCGCGAAGATGCTGGCGTGCGACGACTCGTGCGCGCTGCCGTCACCGGTCCAGTCGATCAGCCGGCAGGGCGTGAACATCACGTACCTCGACCCAAACGAGCTGTTCAAGGACGGCCAGACCGGACTCTACCTGCCGGACCTGTTCATCCAGACGTACAACCCGTCCGGTAACCGGCGCCGCGCGCGCGCCTACGACATCGACGGCGACCAGAACCGGAGGATCGTCGGCTCGTGAACATGCACTACGTCTCCTTCGAGTCCATCGTCACGGTGGTCACCGGCGTCGGGCAGTGTGTCTACGACGCGCTGGCCGACACGGCCGGCGGTCAACCCGACCGGTACTGCCCGCTGGTTCCGGGGGCGATCGCCTGGGACAAGTGCGAGTGCGGCCAGCTGGCACAGTCGATCGACAGTTCGTACCCGTCCAGCGCGTTTCCGGTGGCCGCCAACGAGACGCCGAGCATCCCGTGTGGGACCCAACTCGTGGTCTTCCCCGTCCGCCTGTCGCTGACACGCTGCGTTCACGGTCCGTCGGCCGAGGACCAGCGCGCACCTAAGTGCGATCGACTGCTGGCGGACGCCCTGGTCCTCGAGGAGGACCGGTGGGTCGTGCGCCGCGCGATCACGTGCTGCCTGCAGGTCATGGGTAGGGAGTTCCGGATCGCCAACTTCGCGGTCGGTGCGGCCACCAGTGTCGGCCCGCAGGGTAGCTGCGGTGGCGTCGAGTTGACCTACCTGGTCGGCCTCGGCTCGACGTGCTGCGGGTGACGACGTGCCCTTCGACCGGCAGAGACTCGAGGCGCGCCTGCTGGACCTGCAGGCCAAGGACCTCCTGCGACGTGGCTACCGGGTCCAGGCGCTGGCGCGGAAGCTGCTGACCGGCGCGGGTCCCGAGCACCCGAGCCGGATCAACTCCGGGAAGTTGCGCTCCAGCATCCACGTCAGCCTGGCCGTCCGCCGCGGTGAGCCGGTGGTGCTGGTCGGCACCGGAGTATCGTACGCCCGCTACGTTCACGAGGGAACGGGTCTGTACGGTCCGCACCGGGCGCGAATCGTCCCGACGCACCGGAAGGCGCTCGCCTTCCGGTCGGGCGGTAAGAAGATCGTGGTGCGCTCGGTCAGGGGCATGCCGGGTAACGCGTTCCTGCGCGACGCGCTGGTCGCCGCGCGCGACTAGCTTTTTGGGTTCGGACCCCCGCCGGCAGGCTATGCTGTCACCAGGTAGTGCCACACAGAGAGGGGCCGCACCAGGTGACTACGATGACTCCCGACCAGGCCGCCCAGCGCTTCGGCGACCCGGGAACGCTCGGTCCACCACCCGATGAGGTTGACATCGTCGACTTCTCCTTCGACCCGCCGCCGATCAGGTTCGCCGCGGACGGCGACCGGTTCGACGGCTACCCGATCATTCCGGTGTGGTCCTTCCAGAGCCTGGGAAAGATCCTGGCCGGCGGGCTCAAGTTCGACATCGACGACCCCGACTCCGTCCAGCGAATTATCTCGAAGATCGCGGACGTCTTCGACGTGCTGCTCGTGCCCGAGTCAGCGCAGATCATGCGCAACCGGCTCACAGGCGCCGACAGGGCGCGTCCGCTGGATCTCCGCCGACAGGTCATGCCCATGCTCCAGTACGTGATGGAGCAGCACGGTCTCCGCCCTACGGAGCAGCCGTCGGACTCGTCCGCTGGATCACCGAGCGCGGACGCTGGCACCGGTTCGGCGGCTGGTGCGTCCGGCACGGGGTCCGAGCCGCTGACCTGAGACCACACGAGTTCCTCGACCTGGTGCACCACTACGTGCTCCTGGTCACCGACTCGAAGGAGCACGACAGGCTCAACACGCAGCTGACGGGGCCGCTCACTGCGGGCAGGGTGCCGATGATCACACCGTCCGGCATGACACCACCGTCCTGGTGGCACGGCGACGCGCACGCGACACGCTCGTCGCTCGCCGCGCAGGTAGAGCTGCGACACAGGTGAGGCCGTGACACAGCCACCGATCGACGTCGAGTATGTCGAGCTCCGCGCCAAGGGTGCGCGGGACGCGGCGCGCGACATCGAGCGGATGCTGCGCGAGATTCAGCGGGACGTGGAGCGCGCCGCCGACGCGATCGAGCGTGACTTCGAGGAGTCGTTCGGTGAGGTCGAGGCGTCGGCTCACGGAATGTCCGAGTTCTTCTCACGGGAGGCCGTTCGGCAGCGGAAGACCTGGCGCAGCGTGGCCCAGGCGCTGGCGCTGGACTTCGAGGCCGGCGCGGAGACCGCGCAGGCCGCGGTCGACGACATGGCCGACCACATGGAGCGCGACCTCGACCGCGTTCGGAGAAAGGCCTTCGAGACCGCTGCCGGCCTGGCCACGGCGGGCATCGCCGGCGCCGCCGCCGGCGCGCTGCCGGGAGGTGGCGCCGGCGGTGCCGGCGGCGGGATCCTGTCCGGGATCGGCGGCGCCCTCGGCGACGTGGGCGGAGCCCTGGGACAGCTCGGCGGATTCGCCGTTGGAAAGCCACTGCTGTCCCTGCTGCTGGCGCTGGTACCCGCCATCCTGGCGGTTGGCGGAGCCCTCGGTGACCTGATCGGCCTGGTCGGCACGGTGCCGGCCGGCCTGAGCATTCTCGTCGCGGCGATCATTCCGCTGGTGCTGGCCTTTCACGGCCTCGGCGAGGCGATGTCTGCCATTGTGGCGACGAACGACCCCGCCAAGATCCGCGACGCGCTCAAGGGGATCGCTCCCGCGGCCGGTGAGGTCCTGCTGGAGCTGAAGAAGCTTCTCAAGCCGCTCGGTGATTTGCAGAAGGCCGTGCAGCAGGCGTTCTTCCTGCCGCTGCGCGGTGTCTTTACCGAGGTCGTCGCGGCGGCACTGCCGACGCTGACGAAGGGTCTCACCAGCGTCGCGTCGGCCCTCGGCAAGGTCGGCGCCGAGTTCCTGCGGTTGCTCGCGGCGAACGACATCCTCGAGGACATCGCCAATATCTTCGAGTCGACGGCACGCATCACGGCGCAGTTCGGTCCCAGCATCGTCAAGCTGTTTGGGATCATGTTTGGTTTCGCCGAGCACGGTCTGCCGTTCGTCGAGCGCTTCTTTGCGTTCCTATCGCGCGGCATCGACCGGCTGGGCAACTTCTCCCAGGACTTCCTGTCCGGTGGCGGGTTCGACCGGTTCGTCGAGGACGCGATCGCGGCACTCAAGTCGATTCTCAACCTGGCCGGCGCGCTGTGGGACCTGCTGAAGGCGGTCTTCGGCGACGCGGGTGACGAGGGCCGCGCGTTCCTCGACGTGCTCAGCGACATCATCCGTGACCTGGCCCAGTTCCTGGAGAGTGACGTCGGCAAGGAGTTCTTGCAGAACATCCTCGACCTGCTACCGGTGCTGGCCGGCAGCCTCGCGCTGCTGGTCGACCTGTTCAAGTCGGTCGCGGTCCAGGTCAACCTCACGTTCCGCCTCTTCGCCAAGTTGAAGGAGTGGGTGATCGCCGCGTGGCACGCGATCGTCGACTTCGGCAAGGCCGTGGCGGACCTGGCCGTCAGGTTCGGTCGCTGGGTCGCGACCGGCGCGCGCGCCGTTGGCGACTTCTTCACCAAGATCCCGGGGTGGGTCGGCGGTGCGCTGTCCGCCATCGGCGACTTCGTGTCGGACGTCGCGGACCGCGTCATTGGCTTCCTGACGTCCCTGCCGGAGCGCGCGCTGAACGCGCTCAAGGCCCTCGGTGTCGGGATCCTGGCGGCCGTTAAGTTGGCCGGTGACACGGTCATCGAGCGGGTCGGTGAGATCATTGGCCTCGTGCTCTTCGCGTTCTTCAGTCTGCCGCGACTGATCGGCGACGCGCTCCGCGCGCTGCCCGGCCTGCTGTTCACGTTCTTCACCAACCTGTGGGCCACGGTCAGGGACCTGACAGTTCGCGGCCTCAACGCGGCGGTGGAGTTCATCGCCGCGCTACCGGGTCGAGTGGCAACGTTCATCACCAACCTGTGGAACACAGCGCGCGACCTAACGATCCAGGGCGTGGACGCGGTCATCTCCTTCGTCGCCGGCCTGCGCGACCGCGCAGTCGCGATCCTGGTCGCGCTGCCCGGCATCGTGGCCGGATTCTTCGTCAACCTGTGGAACACCGCCAGGGCACTGACGATCCAGGGTGTCGAGTCCGTGATCGCGTTCGTCCAGTCTGTGCCGGGGCGCTTCGTGGCGCTGGTCGGCAGGTTCGTCGACGCCGGACGGCGGCTAATCACCGGTCTCTTCGACGGGCTCAAGAGCGGCGCGGGTGCCGCCTCGGACCTGGGTCGCGCGATCGCCGAGTCGGTGCGTGGGTTCCTCAACAACATCATCACGAAGCTCAACGACGGCATCGCCAACATCGACAAGAAGCTGCCGGGTCCGAGCCTGCCGCGCATTCCGATGCTGGCCGGTGGCGGCATGGCAACGAGCTTCGTGGTCGCGGGGATCGGCGAGGGTGGCCGCAGTGAGGTCGTGCTGCCGCTCGAGGATCCACGCACGATGGCGAAGATGCGTGAGGGCCTCGGTCGCGACGACGACCACTCCGTGGTCTTCGAGGCTGGTGCGATCCAGGTGATCTTTAGCGGCGTCGTGCCGACCCGCGCGGAGGCCGAGGCAACGGGTGAGGTCATCTCCGAAACGATTGGGAAGAAGATGGCAAACGGCGACGCGCGGCTGCGCGTCCGGATGGCTGCACCGGCGGTGACGTGACGTGTCGATGAACTACAACCCGAGCGCGCCGGTCATCATCGGCAACGAGTTCTGCCCGATCCGCGACGAGGACGTCATCTACACGCCGGCGATCAACTCGGTTGAGCTGGGGTACGGGTTCACTGCGACCACGGACCTGCTGAGCGTCGCCGACGCGCGCTTCTACGTCAAGGAGCAGCCACCGGGTCGCGCGGTCGGCCAGGTCTTCCTGGCGTCGATCTACCGGGGCATGAACGCAACGCGCGCCGGCATCGTCCAGTCGGTCACCATCCCGTGCAACGCCGGCGCGGTGACCGGCGCGGCCAGTCTGGTCGGCGCGTCCACCGTCGCGCAGGCGCTGGCCGACCCCGGAGACAACTCGTACGTTCAGTTTCCCGGAGGCAGCGCGGTTCCGGCGGTCGGTGTGTTCTTCAACGGCGCACCCCTCACGGTCAGCGGCGGCTCAAACACAAACCTCTCTGGAAAGCGCATCCTCGGCGTGAACGTGAAGTACGTGGCGTCCGGTCCGTTCGCCGAGATCTCCGCGGCCCGCGCTGCGGGACTCGGTGACCTGACGCTGTACATGCGTGATGACCTGGGAAACTTCGTCTCCTTCGGGCCACTCATTGGTGGACCCACGCTGGAGCAGAACACCGAGATCCAGACGGTCCGGCTCGGTGAGATCAACCACTTCTGGAACACGTCCGGGTCGACGCCGGTCAGTCCGTTCGCCCAGACGGACAGGTACTGCTGGCTCGGTCACGTCGACCCGGCACGCTTCGAGGCGACGGGTGCGCCGCGCCACTACATCTCCGTCGTCTTCAACTCGGCCAACCTGGACCCGAGTCTTCTCGTTCGGCTGTCGTACATGGCGCTGGAGTTCATCTACGTCGACGAGACGCGGCGTCTCATCGGCGGCAAGTCGTTCGGTGACGTGACATCGGGTCACGCGGCGTACGTGCGCGGTGAGAACATCCTCACCCTGCGCGACACGAACCGAAACCCCGGCACGAGCTTCCTGCTCGCGAACGACTACACACTCGTGCTGGCGTCGGCCGACATCGGGGACTACGCGGGTGACAACGCGCTGACCGAGAACACCGCGGTGCCGGTCGCCTCGTCCCGCTACCCGACGCTGCAGGGCTACCGGATCCTCTACCCGATCCCGAGCTTCCACCCGTTCAGGGCTGAGCTGACCCAGCGCGTGAACGAGGAGTTCGTCGAGAGCACCCCGACGATCCTCCCGATGCTGACACTCCACGCCTCCGGCTCGGCGCTCGACATCTCGCAGGTCTACGGCCGGCAGTACGGAACCCGGCCGGTGGCCATGAACCTCAGCACGATGCGCCAGGCGATTGACGACAACCCGGCCAGCGGCTCATACTCGCAGGTTAGGTTCTACGCGCGCCACACGCGCCCGGTCTACTCGCGGCTGCGCATGGAGGCACTCGCGGCGTCGGGTGTCTTCGCGGAGATCACGCCGGCGGACTTCGACGCGCTTCCGGAGATCATCGACGGCTGGCGTGAGGTCACACTTCCGCTGTCGACACCGCTCGCCCTACCTAGCGGCGCGGGTGACCCGCAGTTTAAGTTCGGGCTGGGTTCCACGACCCAGCCGGCCAACGAACCCCTCGGTTGGCAGGTGCTGGCCGCCTCGGCCGTCGCCGTCTCGGGGTACGCGACGTACCAGGGCATTCACAGGCTCGGCAAGTACACGTACGGTGGTCCGCTCAGTGGTGACACGGTCGCGCTGACGTGGTCAGCCCCGCTGCTGACCGGGTTCGGCGTCGACCCGGACACGGACCTCGTGCTGATGTTCAGCCAGGAACCGCCGGCGGTCACCGGTCTGGCGATCAGTCCAGCTAGCCAGGCCGTGACCGGAGTTCTCGACGAGTGCTCGAACCCGGTCGGGTGCGTTCCCAGCGCCATCGCGTACCACCGCGTGACGTGGTCACCGGTCAGCACATCCTCACTGCCAACGTCCGGGTTCGGCTCGTATGACCTCCAGCGCTACGACGCGCTGGACGGCCAGTGGCGAACGATCATGCTGGCACGAAGTCCGGCGGTCACCGGGTTCTCCGACTACGAGCCGCGGGTCGGCGTCGAGTCGCGCTACCGGATCAGGTGCTCGAACCTGTACGACTTCCACGGCGTCTGGTCGTCGGAGGTCGCCGCGACGCTGGCGGCCCCGGGAGTCACCGTGCCCGGCGACGGGAACTCCGTGCTCATATTCACCACGAACGAGCGGCAGAGCGGCATCGCAAACCTCGCCCACACGATGGTGTGGGAGAGCGGTGTGGACGAACAGTTCACCTTCCCGGAGGCGAGCCGTGTCCAGATCCAGAGCGCCTACGGCCGCGACGGCACCCGCATGTTCCACGGCACCGAGCGCGGTCTCGAGCAGTTCAACCGGACGCTGCTGCTCGGAAACGCGGCCGTGGCCGCCGGGGCGCTCGACCGGCTGTCCGGCAACCTGCGCGACCTGGCCTGGGACGACCTGTCGTACGTCTGCGTCCGGGATGAGAACGGCGACCGCTGGCTCGCGTCGATCGTCGTCCCGGACACCAGCCTGCGTGGGCGTCGTCGGATCCAGCTGACGCGGATCACGGTCCTGGAGAGCACGCGGGTTCCCAGTCAGCCGAACGGCAACCTCCTGAGCCAGGGCAGGCCGGTCAGCGTGATGAGCGTCCAGCGCACCGAGGAGCCGATCACCACGCCGCTCACCAGCACACCGGTGCTGGCGCTGGACGGTCCCTCGATGGTCGACGGCGACACGCAGACCAGCCGCTGGGCCAGCCAGTGGCTCGACCCGCAGTACGCGATCGTCGACCTGGAGCGCCGCGCCTGGATCCAGACCACGGTCCTGCGCTGGCACGCCACCGGCTTCGCGCGCGTCTACACACTCGCGGTCTCGGACGACCAGGACACGTGGACCACTGTGTTCACGACGTCGGCGGGTGCCGGCGGCGACGTGGTCATCCCGGTCAACGCGTGGGGACGCTACGTTCGGATGCTCGGCACGAGCCGCAACGCGTCCGGGACGCCGTACTCACTCTACTCGTTCGAGGTCTACGGATGACGACGAGCATCAGCCTGACGACGCACCCGTACGACGTCCTCCTCGACATGGCGCCGTGGGTCGGCCAGCGGGCCGCGACGTTCAGGTTCGACCTGGTGAACGGCATCACCGACCAGCCGCTCGGCCAGCTGTACCCGCTGGCGAACGCGACGCCGACGCTCTCTCACGACACCGGTCAGATGATCAAGCGTCGGCTCGGCGGCCTGCTGCTCGACCGGTCCGACACGTCGCAGATCAACACGCTGACCGACCGCGTGAAAGTGGCCATGCTCCTGGCCGGCCGGTCGTGGCCACTCGGCCGGTACATGTTCACCGACCAGGTCCGTGCCCTGTCGACCGGCGGGGCGCAGTCGGGCGGAACGCTGGTCGACGAGATGTTCATCGTCGACCAGCAGCTCACGGAAACGTTTGCGCCGTCAAACCCGGGTGACACCGCCGAGGTGGCGGTGCGTGACCTGCTCGACACACTCGCCGACCCGTCGGCGCTGAGCCTGCCACTGTCTCGTCAGCCGGTCATCGAGCAGTCCGGCTACCCGGCCGTCGGCGCCTGGTCCGCCGGCACGACGCGGGGTCAGGTCCTCGGCGCGCTGACGACGCAGGGCGACTACTTCCCGCCGTGGTTCGACAACTCGGGCGCCTTCCACATGATCCGGAGCTTCGACCCGGCCGAGAAGGTTCCGGACTTCGACCTCGACCGGTCCGGCGCGGTGATCGCCAACACGGTCGCCGAGTCGAGTGACGTCCTGGCCGCACCCAACCGGTTCGTGGTCATCTCCAACTCGGGTGACGGGCTGGGTGCACCGGTCGTTGGCACATATGACGTGCCGCCGACGGCCCCGCACTCGATCCAGAACCGCGGGTTCGTGCTGGCGGACGTGCGGACCCTCCAGTTGGCCGACATCCGCCAGGCGATCGCCGCCGCGCGGAACCTCGGGCTTCGCCAGACGGTGTTCGAGCGCGTCGACCTGGACACGTTCCCGGACCCGCGGCACGACTCCTACGACGTGGTCCGGTTCAACGGCGACCTGTGGCTGGAGCTGGCGTGGTCGCTGCCGCTGGTCGAGGGTGGCCAGATGAGTCACACACTTCGCAGGGCCTACCGCGTCGTCAGCGGTGAGGCGGTTGGAGGTGTGGCGGGACCGTGATTGAACCGGTAACCAGGAGTGAACTCGACGCCACCGTCGGTGCGATCATGCGCCAGGCGCGGCGCCTGCAGCTGGTCTGGGAACTGCGCCCGGCGACCGTCACGGACGCGGGCACGGGCCGGACCGTCCAGGTTGTCATGGACGGCGACACACGCCCGGTGCCCGTGAACGTTGACAACCTGGCCGGCGGTGGCCTGGCCGCGGGTGCCCGCGTCATGGTGATGTCGGTTCCACCGTCCGGGAACTACGTCATCGGCGTACCGACCGAGAGTGTGTCGGTGGCAAGCACAGTCGTTGACACGTTCACGACCACATCACTGGTGTACGTGGTTACCGGGACGCCAACACCGCCCCTGTGCGGTGTGACATTCATCGCACCACCGTCCGGTCGGATCCTGCTGTCATTCAAGGGGCAGCTCGTCAACAGCACAGCTGCCCAGTTCACGATCATCGGTTTCGAGCTGCGCACCGGCGGCGTCCTCGGATCGGGAACCGTGGTCCTGGCCGGTTCGGACGACAACTGCCTGGCGGTCCAGTCCACGTCCCAGTTCCAGTTCGGAACGTCACTTCTCATCGAGAGCCTGACACCCGGCGACTCATACAACACGCAGCTCGGACACCGCGTCACCGGCGGCACCGGCACGATCCTACGCCGGCACATCAGCGTGGTTCCCGCGTAGGGTGACACCGCACGGTATAGAATGACACTGTGTCTAACGACATAATCAGTGTCCTACTGCCGTCACGCGGCCGACCCGAGAGCTTGCGCTCATCGGTCAGCACACTTCGGACGACGGCCGGTTCACCCGACCTCGTCGAGGTGCTCGTGGCGATCGACGATGACGACCCGATCCCGAACGTCCGGGAGACCGCCGAGGCGGTGGCGACGCGCGTCGTCTCGTTCGAGCGGCGCCACGGCTACGGCGGCCTGCACCACTACTTCAACGCGCTGTTCCTGGTGGCGCGCGGCGACTGGCTCCTGCTGTGGAACGACGACGCGGTGATGCTGAGTCTGGACTGGGACGAGCGCATCCGCGAACTTCCGCCGGAGGTGCTGGTGGCCGACACGTTCTGCCCACCGCACTCCCCCGACATGATCACGTTTCCGGCGGTGCGGCGCGAGGCCTGCGCGGTGGTCGGCGGGTTCTCGCCGCACAACTCGCACTGCGACACGTACTGGGAGATCATCGGCCGGACGCTCCGCGTCGTGCGGTCCGTCGACGTCCGCGTTCGCCACGACCGGGCGGACCTGACCGGCCGGCACGTCGACGACACGTACCGCGGCCAGTTCACATCGGGAAGTCACCAGGTCGACTTCTTCTCGGCGTCCGTCCAGGACGCCATCCAGCGGGACATCGAGCGGCTGCGCGGAAGTGGACTGGTGACGGCGTGAGGGGACGAGCACTCATCACCGGCTCCGCCGGGTTCGTCGGCGGGTACCTGACCACGCACCTCAACGAGCTCGGCTACGACGTTCACGGTCTCGACCTGCGAGTCAACGGCGACGTCCGGGACTACGAGACGGTTCACACGGCCGTCGAGACCGTCGAGCCGGACGTCATCTTCCACCTGGCCGCCATGGCGTACGTCCCCGAGTCGACGACGGCGCCGTACCGCGCGCTGGACGTGAACGTCGGCGGCACACTCAACGTCCTGGAGGCCGTGCGTAACACCGGGTCGCAGGCGCGCGTTCTGATCTCCGGAACGTCCGAGGAGTACGGCTACGACCACGTGGTGGTCAACGAGGACACGCCGACGCGGCCGACCACCGCGTACGGCGTCACGAAGCTGGCGGCCGGGCTGCTCGGCCTAACCTACGCGCGTGACTACGGTCTCGACGTGGTCGTGACCCGAGCGTTCAATCACACGGGGCCCGGTCACTCGCCGCGGTACGCGGTTCCGTCGTTTGCGAAGCGGGTCGCCGAGGTCGAGGCCGGCCTGCGCAGTGTTGTCTACCACGGCAACCTGGAGACGGTGCGCAGCTACACCGACGTCCGGGACGTGGTCCGCGCGTACGCGGCCGCCGTGCACCTGCCCGGCGGCGTCTACAACGTCTGCTCCGGTGATAAGACTAGTGTCCTGCCAGTCGGCGCGGTGCTGGGGAAGCTGTGTGCCCTGGCCAAGACCGAGATCCCGTGCGAACAGTCGACGCGGCTGACCCGGTCGAGCGGCGCGTCACGGTTTCCACACGCGTGGCCGACCAAGCTGCACGAGCTGACCGGCTGGGTCGCCGAGATCCCGCTGGAGAAGACCCTCCAGGACACCCTCGACTACTGGCGGGAGCGCGTCTGATGGACTCGATCGACCGGTGCCGCGCGTGCGGCTCGGGTGACCTGGAGCAGGTTATCGACCTGGGGCAGCACCGGCTCTCGGACTTCCGCGAGACGCGGGACGAGGTGCCGGCGTACCCACTGACCGTTGTGCTCTGCGGCACCTGCGGCCTGGCACAGCTGACACACACCGTGCCGCGAGACCTGCTCTACCACCCGCGCTACAGCTTCAAGTCGGGCGTCAGCGAGGCGGTTCGGTACGACCTGGGTCTCGTGGTCGCTCTCGCGCGCCGGTTCGTGCACGACCCGGTGAGTTGGCTGGACATCGCGTCGAATGACGGGACGCTACTGGCGCAGGTGCCGCCAGACGCGTACCGCGTTGGGATCGATCCACTGCGGCAGTTCGCCGCCGAGGCTCGGACGCACGCCGACGAGATCGTCGTCAGCTTCTTCGACCCGGCGCTGTTCGGCGGTCGCAGGTTCGACGTGGTTACCAGCGTCTCGATGTTCTACGACCTCGACAACCCGCGCGCGTTCGTGTCCGGTGTCCGTGAGGTCCTGGCACCGGGCGGAGTTTGGGTCATTCAGCAGAATCACCTCGTGCAGATGATCGAGAACACGTCGGTCGACAACATCTCACACGAGCACCTGGCGTACTACTCGCTGGAGACGCTCATGCCACTGCTGAGTGACGCGGGCCTGCGCGTCGTCGACGTTGGCTGGTCATCCGTCAACGGCGGGTGCTTCAGCGTGGTGGTCACACACGACGATGACTACGGCTGGAAGTGGCACGCCCACAAGCGGATCGACATGATGCTGCGTCGCGAGGAGCGGGCAAGGCTGCGCGATCCGAGGACATGGCACCTCTTCAACCAGCGTGTCACGGCTGAACTGAGCAAGCTGAATAACCTGGTCATGGCCGAGCGTGCTAGTGGTAAGACGTTCCAGGTCTACGGCGCCTCGACGCGCGGCGGCACGATCTGGCAGGCCGCCGGCCTAACGCACTGGGATATCGAGGCGGTCGTCGACCGCAACCCGGCTAAGGTCGGCAGGTGGATGTCCGCGATCAACGTTCCGATCATCTCGGAGGTGGCGATGCGCGCCGACCCGCCGGACTACCTGCTCGTTGGCCCGTGGTGGCTGCGCGACTCGTTCGTCGAGCGTGAGCACGCCTACCTGGCGGCGGGCGGCAGGATGGTGTTCCCACTGCCGACCCTCGAGGTGGTGACTGGGTGAGCTACGACTTCGAGAACCAGCGGCGGGCGTGGTCGTCCCCACCCGTTGACGACGTCGGATACATCCCGTCGGCGCACCTCATGCAGCACACGGACGCGGAGCTTCGCGCCGTGATTGACCGAATGCGTGACACCCGCTACACCGGGTGGCGAAACTACCGCGGCCTGTGGCGAGATGTGTTCGGCCTGGACACGACGACGGGTAGGCGGATCCTCGACTTTGGCTGCGGCGTCGGCATGGAGGCGGCCGAGTTCGCCCGCGCGGGAAACGAGGTCGACGTCGCGGACATCAGCGTCGACAACCTACACCTCGCGGCGCGGGTCGTGCGCCTGTACTCGGAGCGGACACCGATCGAGTATGAGGTGTCCGGCCAGCCGCCGTACCTCCTGCCGGCGCGCGACTACGACGTCTTTCACTGCTCCGGTGTTCTCCACCACCTGCCGCACGCGCGCGGAATCATGGAGCTGGCGTGGCGCGCACTGGTGCCGGGTGGCGAGGTTCGTCTCATGGTCTACTCGGACGAGGGATGGCGCCTGTACACCGGGTCCGAGCCGCCGGAGGACGTCACCACACACCCGGCCTTCTACACGTTCGTCCGGGCGTTCGACGGCGTCGGCGACTACGCCGACTGGTACGACCGGAACAAGATCGAGCGGCTGTTCGGCGACCTCTTCGCGGTCGAGCGGCTCGAGTACCTGACACCCAACGGACGCTACCTCGGCGCGGTGCTTCGGAGACGTGATGAGTGACGGAATCTCGATCCTGTGCCCGACGCGAGGGCGGCCTCACAACGTCGACGCCATGATGTCGTCGGTGTTCTCGCTGGCCGCCAAGCCTCACGCGGTCCAGGTGGTGCTGTACCTGGATGACGACGACCCGCACCGCCGTGAGACGCTGGACGTGGTCGGCGACTACGTCGCGGACGACTGCGACGTGCGCGTCGTCGAGGGGTCGCGCATCGTCCTATCCGAGATGTGGAACCGGTGCGCCGAGGTTGCCAGGCACGACGTCCTGGCACACAGCGACGATGACGTGCTCTACCGGACCGGCGGCTGGGACCGGCTGGTGCTCGACGCGTTCGCCGGGTACCCGGACCGGATCGTCTTCGTTCACGGCCGGGACGGGGTGCACGACGAGCGCTTCGGAACGCACGGGTTCATTCACGGGCGCTGGGTCGAGACCGTCGGCTACTTCGTGCCACCCTACTTCTCCAGCGACTGGAACGACGCGTGGCTGAACGAGGTGGCCAACGACATCGGCCGCCGACACTACCTCCCCGACCTGTACACCGAGCACATGCACCCGGCGGTGGGAAAGGCCCAGATGGACGACACGTACCGCGAGCGAATGGAGCGCGGCGCCGCCGACGACGTGGATCGGCGTTACGCCGACCTCCGGGAGGAGCGGATCGCGGACGCCGCCAAGCTGCGGACGGTGATGCTGTGAGGATCGGCTGGGTGGGTCTCGGCAAGCTCGGACTGCCGGCGGCGCTGACGCTCAACGTGATCGGCGGGCACGAGGTCACCGGCTACGACCAGTCGCCGCGGCCGTGGCAGATCCTGGGCGGTGAGCGCTACCCCCACCGCGAGGCGGACGTCGCCGAGCTGCTGAAAAGGCACACGATCGGGCGCGCGGTCGACGCCTACCGGCTGGTCGACGCCTCGGACGTGGTCTTCATTGCCGTCCAGACGCCGCACCCGCCGGAGTACGACGGTACCCGACCGTTGGACGGCCAGTCGCCGGTCGACTTCTCGTACGACTGGCTGGTCGACGCGCTGACCGAGGTCGGCATCGCGGCACGGCTGACTGGAAGACCACTGACCGTCGTGATCGTCTCCACGGTGCTGGCCGGAACGATCAGCCGGGAGCTTCGCAGCCTCGTGCCGGCCACTGTGCGACTGCTCTACCAGCCGTACTTCATCTCTCTCGGCACCGTGGTGGAGAACATTCGACGCCCACCGTTCATTCTCGTCGGTCACGACGGGATCGCAGATGACCGGCACGTCCGGGAGCTGATGCGTGAGATCTACCGGCCGGTCTGGCTGCCGGTCGAGGAATACGACTACGTCGTCCTGTACATTCACGTGGTGTCGTACGAGTCGGCCGAGCTGGCGAAGATGGCGTTCAATGTGCACCAGACCATGGAGATCACCTACGCCAACTGGCTGGGATCGCTCGCGGAGCGAACCGGGGCGAACGTCGACGACGTGACCAACGTGCTGCCCCTCGGCTACCGGGCGGGAATGGTCGACGGCGGCGCGTGTCGACCGCGCGACCTGGTGGCGATGGCCGAGCTGGAGACGCGCCACGAGTCGGTCGACCTGGCGCGAAGTCTCATCTGGCTGCGCGAGGCGCAGTCGCTGGAGCTGGCGCGACTCGTCCGGCACCACGCGGACACCGCGAAGCTGCCGGTGATCATCCTCGGGTCGTCCTACAAGCGGGAAACGGACCTGGAGGACGGATCACCCACGCTGCTGCTCAGGACGATCCTCGTCGCCAACGGCATCGAGCCGCTGGTGGTTGGTGACCCGACTGTCGTTCACGGGCCGTACGAGAGGCGCGCGGTCTACGTGGTAGCCGTGCGACACCCGGAGGTCGCCCTGGCGAGCTTCCCACCGGGATCGCACGTCATCGACCCCTGGGGCATCGTCCCGGACCAGCCGGACGTGACGGTCCGGCGGCTCGGGCGCGGAGGACGCCGGTGTTCGGTGACGTAACGGTCGTGATTCCGACGATCCCGCGCCGGCGGGAGATGTTGGGGCGCGCGCTGGAGTCGGTGACGCGGCAGACGCGCATGCCCGAGGCGGTCATCATCGAGTATGACACAACCGGGCAGGGCGCCTACGCGACGAGGAACCGTGCGCTGGCGGGCGTCACCACCCGGTACGTCGCGTGGTTGGACGATGACGACACGCTGGAGCCAAATCACCTCGAGACGTGCCTGAAGGTCCTGGCCCAGACCGGTGCGACGCTGGTCTACCCGGGAGCGTTCTTCGTCGGGCGGGACAACCCGCTGGCGGTGTCGGTTGACGGGCAGTGGGTGGACCCGTTCGGCGTGACGTTCGGCGAGGAGCAGGAACACCACCTGCGCGTGCACGGGAACTTCATCCCCGTCACGTACGTCGCCGCGGCAGCCGACGTTCGGCGTGTCGGTGGGTTCCCGGAACCCAGCTCGGAAGCGTGGCCCGGCGAGTGCGAGGACCACGGTCTGCTGGTGCGCTTACTGGACGGCGGCGCGCGCTTCGTTCACGTTCCGGAGCGAACGTGGACGTACCACGTTCACGGAGAGAACACAGGAGGTCGACCGACGTGAACGACGACGTAACGGTGGTCATCCCCACTATCCCACCGCGACGCGAGTTGCTGGGACGCGCGCTCGCGTCGGTGATTCGCCAGACTCACCCGGCGGCCTCGATCTCCGTCGCCGTGGACAACCAGCGGCAGGGCGCGGCCGCCACACGGCAGCGGGCACTGGACGGTGCGACGGGCAGTTGGGTCGCGTTCCTCGACGATGATGACGAGTTCAAGCCTGAGCACTTGGAGCGACTGCTGTGGTGCGCCGGCGAGACCGGCGCCGACTACGTCTTCTCGTGGTTCGACACGCAGTTCTGTCACGATCCGCTCGGGCACTTCGGCCGGGTCTACGACGTTGAGAACCCGACTCACACGACGATCACCGTGATGGTTCGGCGCGAGCTGGCGCAGGAGGCCGGGTTCCGGCTCGACCACCCGGACGGGTGGACGCTAGCCCAGGAGGACTGGCGGTTCACACTCGACTGCATCAGACTCGGCGCGAAGATCGTTCACCTACCCGAGCGCACGTGGTACTGGCACCACGACTCGGGTAACACTTCAGGAAGGCCGGACAGGTGGTAGCGGAGGAAATCATGCGGCAGCAGGCACCCTACCCGGCCGAGCTCGGGAGCCTGGTTGGGCAACTGGCATATAAGCCAGGATGGTCGTTCCGCCTGAGCACGCTGCTCGATCGCGGACAAGGTTGCTTCGGCATGACACTGGTGATCACCATCAGTACACAGCACAGCTACCGGCCGGACGAGACGATCACCGTGGCTCACTACATGCCCGTGCCGCCGGCGGCGTACGACCGTCGGTCGTGGCAGCGCTGGTTGCTGGATCAGATCCTACTGGTCGAGCGTCACGAGGCGATGGAGTTCTTCACGCTGGTGATACCCGGTCCGTTCATCAAGTCCGACGGCACCGAGACGAACGAGTACCGCGAGAAGCCGTACGCGCCGAGTCACGGGCCCGGCAATGACCCGTACATGATCCGGGAAATCGGAACTCGCAAGGATCGGCGCACGTCATTTAGAGGTGATCTCAACCCGTGATCTGGTCATTCGCACTCGCCGCCATCGGCGTCGCTGGCCTGGCGCTCGCCGGAAGCAGGAAGAAGATCGGCT